GAGAACCATCCACTAATTTGAGAAAATGTAGTGACGCTGTTATCAGAGCCAAATTCTACACTAAAGATTTCGTGTGCTAGATCAGAATATACACTCATTAAAATTCTCCTAAGATTTTAAGGGCTGCTTTGTGTTTGGGGTTATTAGGGTCAAGCTGAATAGACTTAGTTGAAAGCGGTAACATTTTACCAGTTGAATTCAAGTTGTAAGCTTTAAATTCTTTGGTTAGAGCCTTTTTAAGCTGTGGCTTTTGCAGGTAAGGACTAAGGCCAACACGCATAGCTAAAGCCTGCATTTCAGCGTAATTCATTTCTGCTAATCTGCCTTCGAACACTTCAGGATCAGTTGTTTTGAAAGGGTTAACTTCTTGAACACCGAGGATTTTTTCAAGCTCAATAACTTTTTCCTTAAATTCTTTGCCGTTAATATGCTCGATATTGTTTAGTTCATCTTTTAGATTCATACTATATATTACATTTAAACTTGTTAAAATAAACAAAAAAAGGGACTGCCCTTTCGGGCAGTCCCCAATTATTGATGGTTATTAGACGATCACACCGAGTAGAGCACGGTTGTCGAGAACCATACGGCCTTCTTCGAGGGAACCGAAGTAACCGATCTTGTTCTGACGGATGCTGTACTGGTCGTCAGCGATGAGGCTGAACTCGGAACCGCTGTCGCTGTCAATCGCGGTAGCGCGAATGAGAGACTCACGGCCACGATCAAGACCAACTGCGATTTCTTGAGTAGCGCCATCGAAAGTACCACCAGCAGCACTATAAACAGTGTCAAAGATGGTGTTGTACTTCTGATTTTCACCAAACTCATTGATTACCATGAGAGAGATGCCATAGAACTCTGGAAGACCAGCGGAGTTGTATAGAGCCATTCTCATTTCATCGGGAGCGGCAATACCATTGGAAGCAGGCTGGGTCGCGCTAAGAGCAAGACCACCAGCACCTTTGGTGTTGATTGGGTTGTAGGCCATTGAACGGATTGAGTTCTCCAACTCAGGGCTGATGATTAGATCAGTGATACCGCGAGCATTAGCAGCGCCTTCTGGAGTACCCTTAGAGAAGGAAGTGTTGATGCGGCGAGCGCGGGTGATGAGGTTGTTGAAGTCTTGTAGCAAGAAGCTACCAGCGGTTGTAGCGCTGATGATGTGTGACAAACCATTAGTGGTCGCATTGGCAAGGGCGCTCATAAGCAAGTTAGCGCTGGTGCGCTCCTGCTTGAGAAGGATTTCTTGAGCCATACGAGTGAAGGTTTTGCTAACTACATCCATGCGGCTCTTAGCGGCGTAACGACGGTCAAAGCTAAGGGCAGAGTCAAGGGTGTAAGTAGCAATCTTCATTTCAGAAACAGTCGGAAGGACTTGGTTCTGAGGAAGACCGCCAGCGACGCTCTGACTGTAAACAGTGATATAATCCTCGTCGGAAATATCATAGTATAGGTCAAGAGGGATTGAAGGATTGTCATCAGCGTTGAACTGAAGCTGAGTAAATAGATTGCTCAGAGTAGGAGCGTTGTTGATGACTTCGGCTAGAACAGGGCCGATGAATTCGGCAAGAGCTACTTGAGCTTCGTAAGCAACCTGACGATTGCGGGAAGCCATAGCCTTGATTAGTTCGACCTGTTCTGGAGTTCTTTTAAGAGTGATTTTCATTTTAAATTAGTGTTCCTCCTTGGTTGAATTACATGCGAAGACCGATCACGGCGAAATTGCCAGCGAATTGATCTGTGGTGGACTGAGAGGTGCGGGAACCAGTACCGAGAACGATACCAAGCTTACCAGCGTCGCTGTGAGCGCAACCAGTAACCTTACCAGCGTTAGCGGAAAGCTTGAATCCACTACCAACGGTAAGAGTACCGTCAAGAGCATTAGCGCCAAGGCTAAAGATACCGCGAGTAGCAACTGGTACAGCTTGGCCAGGAAGAACGCACATGAGTTCTTCAGCCTTTTGACGGTAGTACAGAAGCTTCTCACCGTTTTCGTCAAACTTAGCAGTCTGGCGAAGAGTGATGCCAAGGCAGTTGGTGGTGTCGCCAGAAGCGGCAGGAGTTACCTTGAGGTTAACAGAAGGGTATTGGTTAGCACCAACGAAAGGATAGTCGGTTTTGCCGAGGTAGCTATCGGTAGCATAACTTACGGGGTCTAGGTCAAAGTTACCAGCGGAAACTTTAACAAAAACACCAGCATCGCCAGAGCCAACGCCAGTGACGGATTCGTTGACAGCAGCATCAGCCAGTGCATATAGATTGACAACATCGTTGTCATCGTATTGACGGAATGGGAGTAGTCGGAGTGACATATTGGTTTATTAAGAAATTTGAATGTTATCGCGGGAGAATGCAGCAGCGAACCTTTCCTTTAGGCTCTTGGTTTCTTTGCCAGATTCACCGTTGTTGTTTGGAATGATTTCCTTTTCAGAAGCTTTAGCTTTCTCAAGAGCTTCTTCGGCCAATTCAGCTTCGGTCTTTTGAACAGAAGCGGTTGACCTGTTAAGTTCAGCGAGACGTTTTTCAACTTCTGCATTGATCTTGGCTTCAGCTTCTTCGGTTAAGCGAGCGATGTGTTCTTTGTTTTTATGTTTCCAAACAATCGCTAGTTTTTCCTGGTAAGAAGCAAAAGCTTCGTCGGAAACGTCAAGAGCTTTTAGTTCAGAAGCGAGAATCTGACGATCTTCGTCTTCTAGAGCGTAAACGCTGTCAACGGCTTCCATGCGGGAATTGAAACGAGCAAGAGCTTTTTCAGCTTCTTGGGTAGCTTCGATTTCCTGAAGTTTGACTTTTGTTTCTGAAAGTTCTTTTTGAAGACCTTCGACAGAAGCAAGGAGTTCCTTAGCTTTTGTTTCGGATGCTTCTTTCTCTTGTTTAGCGGCGCGATATTCTTCGTCCTTTTGACGAATAGCATCAGCAAAAGTGCTGGTCATCCCAGCAATCGCTTCTTCGGAGAACTTCTTCTCTTGTAGAGAAGCTTTTAATTCTGAAAGAAATGTTTCTAAATCCATAGATTTTTTGTTGTTTACATCTTTAATTTTGAATTGGGAAATTATATTTTCATTTACAGCAAAAACTTTTTTATCTCTTTTATCTTTGAAAGTAACATTTTCTTCAACTTCGGCAGTGTCTAAAAGCAAACCTTTAACATTTGCCGCTGGAGTAGAAGTGAAACCAATGCCTAAAGGGTAAACGTTGCCCTTAACTAAGCGATAAATTTTTGAACCATCTTTGGTTTTACCATTGCCGCCGTAGGCGCGTAAATTTCCCTTTAGTTCTTCAATGTGCTTGGGGTTAGAAATGATTTCAGCCTCATTCAGGTTATTGCTGCCAACAGCTAAAACATACTCGCTGAATCCTAGTTCCCAACTAGCTGAAACAGAATTAAATAAATCATTACCTTCGCTGGTTGATCTGTAAACAAGATCAGTAAATTTAGGATCAACAAGCTTATAAATAACAGCGCCCAAAGCTAGGTTCACTAAACCATTTGTTTGAAGAACTTCGTCATTTGTTAATGGCACATTCTCACCCCAAGAATTAAAGCCAGCAGAAACAATATGACCAACAATTTTTTGTTTATTGTGCTCGATATTAGTAGGCTTGTGAATGAAGTAGGGAGCAATTTTAACAGCGGTTTCAGAATTAATTCCATCGTCGTTTTTGTTAAATTGGTTAATAACGGCAGCGTCAAAAGCTACTCCCATTAAATCAATATTTTTACCAAGATCAATTTGATTACTAGGAAGAAGCTGTTTGAGATTTTCTAGTGAAGCAGTTGAAATAAAAGAGTTTTCGCCAATTTTGCACTGGCGAAGAGATACATCGAATTTAGTTGTATATTTATAATTCATTATAAATCTATAGTGTTTTTCCAGACAGTTTTAGTCTCTTTCTGCTCCTGAAGTTGGTTTTCGTTTTTCTCAGCTTTTTCCCACTTATTAATTTGCTCAACAGTGATGATGCCAACAGAATTAGCTGAAGTTTTCGGCTTTTCACGATACTCCATCTTAGCACCCTTTTTGGCAGCAGATTTTGACTCTTCCATCTTTTTCTTTTCAAGTTCTTTCAAATACTCTTCATCATCTTTCAAATCCTTTTTCTCAAGTTCTAGTTCGAACTTGTCTTCTTTAATATCTTGTTTTTCGAGCTTGATTTTCTCTTCAAGGCTTTTGCCTTCTTCTTCATCTTCCTCTTCTTCCTCCTCGTCTTCTTCCTCTTCTTTGATTTCTTCTAGATCGTCTTCAGCCATTAATTTTTCTTTTACTTTTTCAAAATCAACAGCACAAGCAATCATGGAATCTTTGAGAGATTTACCACTTGCAGCGGTAATACATTTTGCCATGAACTTGCGATAAACCTTTTTTTCTTTATCGGTCATTTTCTTTTCGGCAACCGAAACCTCAACAGTTCCGTTTTTGATTTCAACGGTTTTTTCGAGGGGGATTGGAACTTCTTCAGGATTCATAATGTTTACTGTGATGGAGAATGGCGGCGGAATAAAAGTCTAACTGATGAGATTCGGCAATTTCCGAAACCTCATCGAGAAGACCTAGCGATTCAATTTTGCTAAAATCTTTTACACATTCTAAAGCGTTTGCTTCCCAATTATCTAAATCATGAGCACAAACAATTTTTTTGCAAAGCTCTTCAATAGCAGAATTTTGCTGCTTAGATAGTTTTTTGATTCCCAAGTTTTCTTTAGCCTTTGCCTTAGTGAAAGAATCTAAAGCTTCAATTTTGTAAATGATTTCTTGGATATTTTTGCGAGAAAAATTAGCTTCAGTAATTGCGCCTTCTGGGCGACCAGCGCTTTTAGGAGTTTGGTTTGTTTCACCTTCAGCGCTAGCCACAACTGGAACGCCGCCAACAATCGGGTTATAGTAGCCCTTCTCACGATCAGAAACAAAAGCTGCTTGAGCTGGTGCGATTTCTTCTGCTTGTGGGAATCTGCCAGTGTTAAACACTGTAAGACCCTGCTGCGGAGTGATAACACCAAGTTCCATGAGGCGAGTGGTAACGCGAAGAAGCTGTGTATTGTCTTTGAAATCAATTTCCTTAAAGCGAGCTTCTGGATAAGCGCGAAAACCTAGGGCTTTAGCAATACGTTTGATTTCGGGTTGTAAAAATTCATTTAAAAATGCTTGACGACTCTCTTTCAAGCGGTCAATAAACATGTCAATCTTTGTGGCAATGTTGCCATACTTGTCATCGCCAAAGAAAATGTTTTGAAGACCTTGTTCAATGTCTTTGTTTAACGTTTCGTATTTTTGTGGACCAAGAACTTTGTTAAGGTCTGGAATAATGAAATCAGCTTTTGTTGTGTAGTCTGAGATGAGCACTCTTCCGACAGATTCGTTACGGAAGAGGTCTTGCATAGCTTTGAGGTTGTGGTGGTTGATTCCTCCTTTGTCGGGAGGTGCGCCCATTGTGATAAGTAAGATGACGTTTTCAACGGTTCTAGTGATGGCTTGGTCCATCTTCTTGAGTTCAAGCTTGGCGTTGATGTCTGCAAGAACAGGGAAGCCAAAAGGGATAGCGAAAGGTTCATAATCTTGTTTTTTGTAAAAGGAGAAATGCAGCTTAGTTGGGTCAATCTTAATTTTTAATCCATTCTTTGCAAAACCACCGCGATTAATGTCTTTGATGACATTTTCAGGAAAGGAATTTAAAAGCTCTCTATCCTCATTTGTTTGAGGGTGACGCAATCTTTCTAGATCATATTCAGAAAGAACTTTTTCATAAGCTACAGCGCTAAAAGTAGTGGCGCGTTTAGCTACAATATCAAACGGGTTTAATAATATATATTTTAAAGGAATGGTGTTGGCAACTATGTCACCTTCTGCCGCATAGGCTGTTGAAAGTTTTTTGAAATCTTCTAAATCAAACTTACCATCCGTGCGATAAATGAAAATATTTCCACTGCGATAGTATTCGCGGAAGAATTGGTCTTTCAAGTCCCACATGCGGATTTTACGCATCCAACGATAGAAAAAATCTTTAGCTTTTTCAGTGCCACCCTCTAGGTAAATCTCTCCATTAGAGAACTCGGACATTAGATCAATAGCGTTACGAAAAATAGGAACATTCGCATAAGCTTTTTGGCAGAGTTCGATAGCTTCGCGAATATAAACTCCGTCGTTAGAAAAGCTGTAAGGCAACATGCCTGCGCGAATGCTGCTGTAACGATCAAATGTTGGCGCTAGAGCTGCCCTGTTAACTCTGCCGCTTGTAGCTTCAGTTCTAGTCAGTCCATCGCGAGAAGCTTGAGCTGTCTGAAAAACAATTGATGCATCAGATGTGTAAAAAGGTTCCCCAGCTAGCACAGGATCGACGCTTGCTTGAGCTTGTTCAGAAAAGTGGGGTGGAGACTTTTTTTCGAACTTTTTCCAATAGTCTGATTTTTTATTATAATTTCTTTTATTCATAATTTGAGAACTCCCACAAAAAGCCGTGAGCACTTTTTCTTTTACCAGTTGCAGCTTTACGAATTGCTGAAGAATCAACAATATTATTTTCGAATAATTCTCTTGCTGCTTGATGGGAATTATCCCATACTTTAATTACTTCTTTTGAGAATGGATCAATCTGTTTAATTTTTTTTCCAGTTGATTTAAACCATGGAATCTTTTTACCATAAAAAGGATGATTCGGCCCAATCTTAGATTGAGATATTTTTCTTTTTGTTTCTTGTGAAAGGGTTTTACCTAGATTAGGCGGATTATTTTTTTTAGCAATTGACATTCTTTTTCTTGTCTCGTCTGAGCATTTTTTGCCCAAATGAGATTCTCTTAATTTTCTTCTACTTTCCTCCGTATGTTTAAATGGTTTTTGGAGTTTGGCAATTTCACTCATTTTAGCTTTGTATTCATTACTTCTTTTTGCTCCAGTATTATCAAGTCCACAAGCACAGAGATTATATCCAATTTCTTTATTTGTAGAATTATAAAAAGAAATCCAAAATTTTTCCCTAGCGATTAATATATTTTTAAGTGTCCCAATTGGAAAAATTTCAATAATAAAACAATTAAAATTATCAATACCATATTTATTCATCGCTCGATAAATTCTTTGGTCTTTTCTGGTTTTAATATTATAAGAATAACTTTTAATTCTTTTGTATAGATTTTGAGATTCTCCAATATAAATTTTACCGTTAACTTTATTAACGAATTTATAAATACCAGGATTTTTTGGAATTTCTTCAACAAAAACAGGACGAGACATCCTTTAATATTACACAAAAAAAGTGCAAATCCAACTTTAAAGTTACTTTAAATCAAAAATGGAGTAAAGGTAGTTTCTACTTCTTCTGCTTTATAATCCATCATGTCAAAGTAGGTTTGAATCATCCAATTGCCAAGAACAAGTGCCGAA